TCCCAAAATTTCCCCGGGGGGATTTTTCCCTCAATGTTTCCTAATTTCGGGGGGTTAAAACTGGAGGCAAAGTCATCTGAACAAGAGGAGAAGAGGGGAACATGAGAAGTATACTAGTTGCAATGTCGGCAGTACTACTACTAATCGTAGTAGGAACTTCTGGCGCAGCTAACAACGACCAGGGTAGACGGCTCGCTGGTCCGTTCTGTATCGGGAAAGCGAACTTGAAGAACTTGAATGGCACTCTAGCTGGGCTTGTTCGAGCAGGTAAGACTACTCGTCGAGCAGGAATCCTTCGTGCAGGCGCAGTTCGTTCGGTTGCGAAGAATCAGCCGTGTCGTCCGTGGGAAGTTAGGCGAAATGGTCTAGCACTTCCGAAGATTCCTGGTCCTGCTGGTCCTGCTGGAAAAGCTGGAGCCAATGGAGTTAACGGAGCCCCTGGAGCTAACGGCGCTAATGGTGCTGCCGGTGTTGCAGGAGCTGTGGGTGCTACTGGTTCTGTAGGTGCTACTGGTGCTACTGGCGCGACTGGTGCTGTAGGACCGAAGGGCGATAAGGGTGATCGGGGAGAGAAGGGCGAGAAAGGTGATAAGGGTGATCGGGGAGAACCCGGTTCGGGTCTCGGAGATCATACTCGTTGGATCTGTGTAAACACCGAAGGAGATACCGGAAAGCCGTTGTTCGACGGTGGAACCGGAGTTACTCCCGATTGTAAGCCCGGCGCGAAGTCTGCGTTCAAGGTTGTTACTCAGGGCGACGTCGTAGTCTTCGATTAAGTTTCGAAAGGAGGTCGCGTGCCTGCTAGGCGAAAGCATGATGAAGGCAAGGCAAATCGCCGCAAACCCGCGACAACTCCTGAGGGTCGTGAAAACGAGATGGTTTCTGCAGCTATCGACCTTGCCGAGAAACAAATTCGTAGCGGAAGTGCATCGTCTCAAGTGATTACGCACTTCCTTAAGTTGGGTTCGACTAGAGAACGACTCGAACAGCAACGACTTGAGCATGAAAACGAATTGACTCGTGTAAAGATCGAAGCTCTTGAATCTCAGAAGCGTGTCGAAGAGCTTTACATGGAAGCACTTCAAGCAATGCGTTCTTACGCTGGCGATCTACCAGCTCCAGAGGCTGATGACGATTATTAGAACATATTCTGAGCTGCATCGTCTGGACACATTCGAAGAACGCTATCACTATCTTCGATTGGGTGGATTGCTCGGTTTACGAACATTCGGCTTCGATCGATGGGTTAATCAACGTTTTTACAAGTCTCAGGAGTGGAAGTCAACTCGAAATCTAATCATATTACGCGACAATGGTTGTGATCTGGGTGTTCTCGGCTATGAGATTCATTCGGGTTTGCTAATTCATCATATGAATCCTATCTCTTTGGATGAGATCAAACATGGTGATGAATCGATTATAGATCCAAATTTCCTCATAACCACATCGCTACGAACACATAATGCCATTCACTATGGTGACGAAGATCTGCTTCCTAGGGGTCCAATTGAGAGAAAGTCAGGTGATACGACACTCTGGTAAATGAAATGAGGCTATAAGTATGAAAGAAAATCCAGTAGCACTGTGGGCTGGTGTGTTTGCTTTCTTCGGTAGTTTGGTTGCCATTGGGATCTTCGATGTATTCAATCCGGACCAATGGGTTGAGTATATTGGAGCGATTATCGTAGCGTTCATTACAGCAGGCTCGGTTTACGCAAAGCAGATGCTGGATGACGCAAAGAAGGACGAACAAAACAAGACTACCTTCCAAAAAGGAGAGTGACATGGGTATCAAGGGCGTTGAGACTCTTCACGGAGCATCTGGGACTGAGGATCAGCCCGATCCAGAGGTGCCAGAGACTCCTGGAGTTCCTGAGCCTCTCCAGCCGGAAGGCGACGATCAGGAAGCGGCTGAGGGCACTGAGGCTGAGCCGGTCACCGAGGACGATCTCGAGGACGCTCCAACTGAGGACGATGGTGCGTAGATGCCCCTGAACTCTTCTCAGAAGGAAGCCGCCAGAGACTCTATTCGCCGATACTGTGAGCGGGCTGAGGAGAACAGAGCTCAGATTCATTATGCTCAGACTCGTCCCATGAATCATCTGGGCAAATCTCCTTCGGTTCCGTTTATCACAGATTGCTCTGGGTTTGTCACCGGAGCTTTTCGATGGGCGGATCTTCATAATCAGTTCTCACTGAAAGATCCTAACGGTTTGCACTATAGCGGATACGGTTTTACGGGAACTCTGCTTTCCTATAACCGTAAGGGACGCGTACCAACCGATCATAAATTCTATGTCGGAGACATGGCCATTTTTGGTCCACGTCTTTCAGACACAAGGCATGTCATTATTTGTAGAAGAAACGGTATGTGGATGACAGCTCTTTGGACCTCACATGGTAGTGAACTTGGTCCGTATCCCGTATATTTGGGCTATCGTCCGGACCTTCTACTTGTTGTCAGAGCCGAAGATCTCAGATAATCGGAGGAGTAACATGACCGAAGAGAAGAAGGAGTCTGAAAAGACTGCCGTAGAGAAGAAGGAAGAGACCAAGTCAGGTAAAAAGTATGACGGGGGAACTATTCCTAAGAGTTCTTCGTCTAAGTAAATACTAAGCTAAGGATAGGTGAAGTAGAATGGAACAGAGTATCCTCACTAGTACAAAGAAGATTCTGGGGATTGCCGAAGATTACACCGTCTTTGATCTCGATATCATTACTCATATTAACACTGCTTTTTCTACTCTCACCCAACTCGGAGTTGGCCCTTCTGAGGGATTCATGATCGAAGATGCAGAAGCAGTTTGGCCTGAGTTTATCGTAGAGGATTTTCAGTATAATTCGGTGAAGTCCTACGTATTTCTCAAGGTTAAGCAGCTCTTTGATCCCCCTCAGACGTCATATCTAATTACGGCTACTGAGAAGCAAATTCAAGAGCTGGAATGGCGTCTGAATGTTCATCGAGAAGATGAAGAATGGGTCGATCCAGATCCAGATGTGATGTACGTCGAAGATATTTATACAGGAGAAGTTACGGAGGTCTATAATGGCAAACGAGTCACGCGAAAGCTCCCAAGCTAAGCGGGAACGTCAGGACGCAGAGAAGGACGAGTATCGCAAGGCCCGACAGGTTCGTTTGGGCCATGTAGAGGCTCCTAAGCCGAAGGCTAAGGCGAAGGCCGAGCCCAAGTCTGAACCGGAATAGAGGCAAGATGGACAACGCCAATGTTGTCGACGATATTCTTGCTCATCATGGCGTTAAGGGTATGCGTTGGGGTGTTCGTAGAGATAGATCTTCGTCGGTCACAGTTAGTGATAAGGGAAAGAAGATTAAAACTAAAGGTGGCTACGGACATCCCGCGCACCCGGACGCGATACGCGTGCGCACGAGTGGGCAAGTAGCGAGGAAGAGCGGAGTCAAGGCTCTTTCTGATGATGAGTTGCAAGCGTATGCAAAACGAATTCAGCTCGAGCAGAACGTGAAGCGACTACAGTATAACGAATCGAGTCCTGCTGTGAAGTTCGTGAAATCTGTTCTTGGACAGACTGGAAAGCAGCAGGCCGCCGAGACTGCAAATACTGTTGCGTCAAAACAGATCAAGAAAGCTCTTGCTAAGAAAGCTCTTGCCTAGGAAAGGAGGTTAGGGTGAGCCTGTCTAATACTGCGATTCCGATTTACTACGGTCGGTTTCGCGAGGCAGTTCTCCGAGGCGAGATTCCAGTGAATCGTGAAATCTCTCAGGAGATGAATCGGATCGATTCGCTCATCGCTAACCCTAATATTTACTATGATGATCAGGCCGTTGAAGGATTTATTCGCTATTGCGAAGGCGAATTGACTTTGACGGATGGGTCAGATCTTCATCTTCTTGATTCGTTCAAACTCTGGTCCGAGCAAATCTTCGGTTGGTATTACTTCGTTGAGCGTAGCGTCTACGTACCAACCCCAGATAATCACGGCGGTCATTACGAGAAACGACAGATCAAGAAACGTCTGACTCTCAAGCAGTACCTGATCGTCGCTCGTGGTGCAGCCAAGTCGATGTATGCGTGGTGTATTCATAGCTACTTCTTAAACGTCGATACAACGACGACACATCAGATCACCACAGCACCGACGATGAAACAAGCAGAAGAAGTGATGGCTCCGGGGCGTACATCAATTGTGCGATCTAGAGGACCACTCTTCATGTTCCTGACTGAAGGGTCTCTCCAGAACACAACCGGCTCAAGAGCCAATCGAGTGAAGCTGGCGTCGACAAAGAAAGGTATCGAGAACTTCCTTACCGGCTCGTTGCTCGAGGTCAGACCGATGGCGATCAATAAGCTCCAGGGACTTCGTCCTAAGATCTCGACAATTGACGAATGGTTGTCTGGTGATCTTAGAGAGGACGTTGTCGGCGCTGTTGAACAGGGAGCATCGAAGCTCGAGGACTATTTGATCGTTGCCATCAGCTCGGAAGGAACGGTCCGAGCCGGTTCTGGTGACACCATCAAAATGGAGCTTGCTGACATTCTTAAAGGCGAGTACTACGCACCGCATGTTTCGATCTGGCATTACAAACTCGATGAGATTGAAGAAGTTTCTAATCCTGCGATGTGGGTGAAAGCCAATCCCAATCTAGGATTGACGGTGTCTTATGAAACGTATCAGCTTGATGTGGAACGGGCCGAGAAAGCGCCAGCGAGTCGAAATGATATTCTCGCGAAGCGCTTTGGGATTCCAATGGAGGGTTATACCTATTTCTTCACTTACGAAGAGACCCTTCCACATCGTCGTCGAGAATTCTGGCAAATGCCATGTTCTCTTGGGGCCGATCTTTCCCAAGGCGATGACTTTTGTGCGTTCACGTTTATATTCCCGTTAGGACGTGAGCGGTTTGGAGTGAAAACTCGGAGTTACATTACTGAACTTACGTTGATGAAGCTTCCTGCTGCTATGCGACAGAAGTACGAAGAGTTCATCAACGAGGGAAGTCTTCATGTCATGCCCGGAAGTATTCTCGATGTCGGGCAAGACGTATACGAGGACTTGGACAAGTTCATTCTGGACTCCGAATTCGACGTTCGTACTTTTGGTTACGATCCGTACAATGCGAAAGAGTTTGTTCAACGCTGGGAAGCGGAGAATGGACCCTTTGGTATCGAGAAAGTAATCCAAGGAGCGAAGACTGAATCGGTTCCTCTTGGTGAAATCAAAATCATGGCAGAAGAGCGACTTCTGATCTTCGATCAATCTCTTATGTCATTCGCAATGGGTAACGCAATTACTCTAGAGGATACCAACGGAAACCGAAAGCTCTTGAAGAAGCGTCAGGACGAAAAGATCGACAATGTTGCCGCCCTTCTAGACGCCTGGGTTGCGTACAAGGTGAACAAGGAGGCGTTTGAGTAATGCCTACGAACTGGAACGCGTTCGTAAACACAGCCGCCATGGTTGTGATCGCAGTATTCGTCGTTCTTGCTTACTTTAATGGATGGGGTTAAAGAGAATTTGAGCGGTTGGGGAAAGGAGGTGAAATGTGGCACGATTTGGCCCGACGGTGAGACATGCTTGGAACACGTTTCTTAATCGAGACCAACGAGAGCTGAAGAAAAATTCGCCTTGGCCTATTCAGCCGGTTCCAAGCTCTTTCGAATACTATGGTCCAGCTAACAGCACAAGACCAGATCGTGTAAAATTTCGAATTCCCAATGAACGCTCGCTTATCTCTTCAATTTATACGCGTCTCAGTATTGACGTTGCGTCTGTTGACATGCGTCATGTGAGATTGGATCAGGAAAAGAGATACATCGAAGACATTGACAGTGGACTTAATAATTGTTTGACCGTTGAAGCTAACATTGATCAAGCAGCGCGCGCATTCAGGCAGGATATTGCAATGACACTTTTTGATAAAGGCGTCGCGGCTCTTGTTCCGGTCGACACAACCATTAGTCCAGAAAAAAGTGGCGGATTCGACATCATGACGATTCGTGTTGGCGATATTATGACGTGGTATCCACATCACGTGCGCGTAAGTGTATACAACGATCGACGCGCACAGCGAGAAGAGATCACGCTACATAAGTCTTCCGTCGCTATTATCGAAAATCCGTTGTATGCGGTGATGAATGAACCGAACTCAACGCTACAGCGTCTTCTTCATAAGCTCAATCTTTTGGACTCTATTGACGAGCAGTCGGCCTCAGGAAAACTCGATCTCATCATTCAGCTTCCATATGTGATTAAGTCTGAGAGCCGTAGAGAGCAAGCAGAGCAGCGCCGAAAGGATA